GAAGTTGAGAAGGCTATATCTGAGGCTGCATATGCTGAAGCAAAAACAAGGTTGAATGAGATTGAGAGAATTGAACGTGAGGCCATAGACAAGATAGCTGCCGCCAAATCGGCGATGAATGAAAAAAACAGGAAAGAAGAGTACCGTGCCGAAACACAAAACTTGACTATTTTTACGGAAAATCAAATAGTTATTCGTGCTGAAGCTGCTGAGAAAATCAAGAAAATTCTGGTGAGAGAGCGCATTGCTACGGGCAAAGCGCAAGCTGAAGAAAAGCAAGCACTTGAGGATATGAACAACGCATACGTTGGTATGGTTGCAAATCTTGAATTCGCCGCAAAAGAGAAGACGCGAATAATGGGTCTTGAGCAAGAAGACTTGCAGTTGAAATACCAACTCATTTATGCGACAGAGCAAGAAGTCAAGTTGGCTCAGATTGCCTTGAAGTATCAAAGGGAGCGTGAGAAAGCCAACGCCAACCCTGTTCTCTTGGACAACATCAACAAGCAAGAAGAAATGGAAAAAATGTTCGTGACAATGGCTGAGTCTGCAAAGCGCACACAGGAAGTGTTTGACTCTGTATGGGGCAACTTAGGTTCGGCCATCGACAACTTTGTCAAGACTGGCAAGCTGAACATGAAGGACTTTGCTCGTAGCGTCATTCAGGACTTGATTGCAATCCAGATGAAGGCTGCTGCTCTGCGGTTTCTTGGCGGTATGTTTAGCAGCTTTGGAAATGTTGGGGCCAATGGAGCAAGTGGATTTGGTACTGGCGTTACTGGCTTTGGCTCATCGTATGCGGAAGGCGGAAGCCCAACGCCTAACACTGTTAACCTTGTTGGCGAGAATGGACCTGAGTTGTTTATACCCCGCACCGCTGGAACAATCATTCCAAATCACGACCTTGGCAAAATGGGTAGCACAACGACTGTCATCAATAACAACATCAACGCAATTGATGCAAAGTCGTTCGAGAACAGGCTGCTGGAGAGCAGCAATACAATCTGGGCTGGCTATCAATATGCCAACAAGCAGCTTGCATCGAACGGGAGAAGGGCATGAGTTTTCAAACCATCTTTAACATTCAGCAATCCATGACGGTGAACAACCGTAGGATGGTTGGACAGCAAGTTGCAAGGTCAGGCTACATCACGGTGGCTCAGTACCTTACGGCTGTGCCTTGGGTGTTTACTGTGTCGCCTCACAGCTACTTGTATTACCCACAGGTGCGCGACATCATTCAGACAATTGACAACAAAGACCGTCAGTTGCCAGAAACAATAACGTTTAACAACAGCAACCTTGATTGGTTTACCAAGACACTTGGAACAGCTACGGCGGCCACTTTGAACGGTACGCCTACACCAAACACGCAAAGCCTTAATTTGACCTCTAACGGCACGTTTAAGGCGGGTGATTTCATCATGGTGGGTGGATATACCTACAAAGTCACAGCAGACTCTGCTGGCTCCGTGGTGACAATTCATCGTCCGTTGATTGGCACGCCATCATCTGGCGCTACGGTGTCAATTGGCAACGCTTGCACTTTTACTGTTGTGGCGGAGAAGTGCCCAACGTATACTTTGAACCCAATGAACGATGGCGCATTTGTCCAATGGGATAGTGAGTTTGTTTTCCGGGAGTACATCACATGACAGCAATGGCGGCTCTTAGTGGCCCACAAATTAGACACGCAGAATTTGTAAAACTGACAGTCGGCCTTTCAGAGACTGTCTACACGTTTTGCAACGCAGCAGCACCAATTACTGTTGGCGGCATTACCTTTGCAAACCTTGGCGCATTGCTCAATGTTGGCGATATCCAGCGGGACATGCGATCTACCAGCGATGACATGACGATTGCGTTAACTGGCATTGATCCAACAAACATTGGCATCATTCTTGGCAATGACATCAAGGGTTCATTGGTGGAGGTGTGGCGCGGTTTTTTTGATGACAACAACCAAATCATCACCACGCCCACAACTCAGTTCTTTAAACGCTATCAAGGTATCATCAATAGCGTTTCAATCACTGAAGACTTTAACTCTGAATTGCGTACACGAATTGCAACTTGCTCGATTGCTTGCTCGTCAATGCGCCGCATCTTGGAAAACAGACTTGGTGGCGTAAAGACAAACCAATCAAGCTGGCAATTCTTGTATCCGAACGACCTGAGCATGAGCCGTGTGGCTACGATTGCCAACACATACTTTGACTTTGGCAAGCCGCCACAGAAAGACACTCAATCTACGGATACAACACAAATTGATTATTCTGGAAATTATGGTCAATAAATGATAAGACTAGCAACAAGATATGACATACCAAGACTTTTGGAAATTGTAGAAGCGTATGCTTACGAAAACCCAATCAAGACACTTGGCAAAACAGAACATCACAACCCAAAGCACGTTGAGCAATTGTTGTTCAGCATCATTTTGGGAAAAGGGTTTATTTTGATTGACAATCATATGCGTGGCGCATTGATTGCAATCAAACAAAATAACATCTGGTCGCCTGACGTAAAAGAACTTCATGAGTTGCTTTGGTGGGTTGAGCCAGAACACAGGAATGGATCAGTTGGTGGGCGCTTGTGGAAAGAGTTTGACAAGATAGGAACGGAAATGCTGGAGCGCAACGATGTTGATTTTGTTATCACTTCTGTCAGCGCACATGGCCCGTTGATTGATTACACAAAGCGCGGCTACAAAGCAGTTGGCGCAAGTTTCGTAAAGGAATAAAAATGGTCGGGTCATTTATTGTTGCTGCGGCGGCTGGAACTACGGCGGCTGGTGTTGCCGCTTCCTTTGCGCTTACTGCTGCTGCGTTTGCCGTTAACTTTGCAGTCTCATTGATTGTGTCTCGCGTGTTTGGTCAAGACCAGCAAGGCCCACAAGACAGCGGCACAAGGCAGCAAGTTCCACCATCAAGCGTCAACGCAATTCCAATTGTGTATGGCGATGCGTATCTTGGCGGCACGTTTGTGGATGCCGTGCTGAGTGAAGATCAAAAAGTGATGTATTACGTCATGGCTGTATCTTGCATCAGCCCAAATGGGCAATTTTCTTTTGATACAACTGAGATGTATTACGGAGACAGGCTTATTACGTTTGATGGCACTGACCAAGCCAAGGTTGTAAGTGTCACAGATGAGGCTGGTAATGTTGACGATAAGATCAATGGTTCGTTGTGGATTTACCTTTACAAATCAAACGCCGCTGGTGTCATCACTCCGTTAAATTCATCTTACTTGCCAAGCAGTGGTCAAGTGATGGGCGCAACCACAATCCCTGCGGATTTGCGTTGGCCTTCCTCTAATCGTCAAATGAACGGACTCGCTTTCGCAATCGTTCGACTTCATTACAACCAAGACGCTGGAACAACCAATTTATCGCCCGTGACTTTTAAAGCCAGCCATCATTTAAATGGTACTGGCTATGCAATCCCCGGCGATGTTTGGTATGACTACATTACAAATAGTCAGTACGGCGGCGGCGTTGATTCTGCTTTTGTAAATGCAAGCTCCGCAACTGCTTTGAACTCTTATTCAAACGAGTTGATCCCATACACGCCATCTGATGGAGGCTCTGCCACTCAGCCAAGATACAGGATGAATGGCGTTATTGATGCTGGTCAAACAGTGTTAAGCAACCTTGACAAAGTTATGACTTGCTCTGACTCTTGGATGGCTTACAACGCCGCACTTGGTCAATGGTCTGTTGTAATCAATAAAGCCGAATCAGCTTCTTATGCGTTTGATGATGACAACATCATTGGTGAGGTGCGTGTAAGTGCCACAGACATTACGCAGTCAATTAACCAAGTGGAAGCAAAGTTCCCAGATAGCGGGTCGCGTGACCAGCCAAACTTTGTCAACATTAAAACGCCAGATATTCTGTTGTACCCTAATGAGCCAAGCAACAAGTACAGCGTCAGTTACGATCTTTGCAACAATTCTGTTCAAGCACAGTACCTTGCCAATCGGATTCTTGAGCAAGCCCGTGAAGACCTGATTGTTAGTTTCAGCACAACGTATTACGGCATCCAAGTTGATGCTGGCTCTGTGGTAAGCGTAACAAACTCAGACTATGGCTGGAACAACAAATTGTTCCGTGTAGTCAAAGTAAACGAGGCTTCATTGCCCGATGGAAGTCTTGGCGCAAAACTAGAGATGAGCGAATACAGCGCGGCTGTGTACGATGATTTTGACATCACGCAATATGTCCCCGTGCCAAACAGCGGCCTTCCATCTGCTGTGTACTTCAGCCCATTGTCTGCGCCAACAGTTACCGCAAGCAATCCAACAAGCGCAATTCCGAACTTCAACGTATCGGTTGCAATCCCTGCTGTTGGTCGCGTTACTCGCGCAGAGTTGTATTACACAACTTCAGCAACACCAACATCTGCTGATTGGAGATTGCTGTCATCTGCAAGCACCATTGATGGTATTCCAGTAACCCCAAGCACAACATACGTTTTTGCGAATCAAGTTTTGCCAACAGGCGCAAGCCCAAGCGCAACGTATTACTTCAGTTACGTTGTTGGAAATGAAGATGCAACTTCACCTAGAAGCCCAACAAGCGCATCGTTTACATGGACTCCAGTTGCTGGAACTGGACCTACTGGCCCTACTGGTGCTTTAGGACCAACTGGCTCAACAGGTGGCGAAGGAGAACCCGGCCCAAGAAGTGCAAGCGGGTTTATTTATTATCAATCAGCAAGTGCAACAGCGCCTTCAGCGCCAACTGCAAGTGGTTTTAACTTTACAACAGGCAATTTTTCAAGTTTAACTTCTGGTTGGTCTACAACATTTACAGCGCCAGACCCTGTAACAAATCCTTCAACAGAAGCTGGTTCTAAGTTTTGGGCGGTACGTTACAACGTGGCTGAATCCACTTACGGTGGGAGCCAAACAGTCACCATTACGTCATCATTCAATTGGCAAAACTTGGATGGATTGGTGACGTTCACAAACGTATCTGCGCCAAGTGGAACCACTTTTATTGATGGCGGCAACATCATCGCCGACAGTTTGACTGTTGACAAAATTTCTAACGGAACAACCACCTTTGGTTCTGGTGGCTCTTTTTCTCTTGATGTTTCGGGAATATCGTTGAACGGTTTTACAGCCATTGAAGCTGTTAAGGTTGGATCAGGCAAGTGGGGAATAATTTCATTTCAAGAAGCAGCGGGATCAGATCAATGCGCTGCTATTGCTGGTTCAACTATTTCCAATGGTGCTTTCTCAGTCGCTGGCTTTGCCGCATATAGCACAGCCTACAATTCGTTCTACACATCATCTGCTTTATCTAATAATTTCTACGGATATTCAGGTCGGTATAACAGAAGCATTGGTACACCAAACAATCAATCGCTTGTCTCTGTCAATTCAACTTTGTTGAACGGCAATGACAATGCTGGTTATTTTGTGTATTACGGAAACACGGCTTCAACCCGAATCACCGAGGTTTATCTTTGCAATACCACTACTGTTTCCGCATACGTTGGTCGTAGGTATGACTTATCTGGTACAACGCTGCTAAATGAGATGTATCTCAACAATGGAAGTTATGCGGCACAAGCGACAACTGGAGCGATTTATTCTGCTGGTGGTTATTTGCCGTTTACAGGTGTTCACGATGGCTTGATTGAAGACACAGAAACTCCTGTTGTTGGTGACATTGTTGTTGACTACCAAGTTGAAGCGGTGCTTAACCCATCAAACGTAGTAATGCTTTATAAAAAGAGTTCTACAGCAAATCAAAAAGGTGTAATTGGGGTTTGCGTTGAAATTTACGATGTTCCTCCTTCTGATTGGGATGAATACGAGAACACTGGAGAAGTTGACCCGATCACTGGAAATCCAGTGCCTGACCCTGCGCCAATCCCCAACCCAATGTATTACCCAATTCCTGCGGGACAAAAAGTTATCCATGTGAACGCTTTGGGCGAGGGAACCATCAATGTTTGCGGCGAGGGTGGTGACATTGAAATTGGCGATTTGATTGTTACAAGTTCTATTCCCGGAAAGGGCATGAAGCAATCGGATGATTTTGTGCGATCAATTACAGTTGCAAAGTCTAGGCAAGTTGTGACTTTTTCTGGCCCAACTGACATACAAACAATTGCTTGTATCTACATGGGCGGTTAAAATAAACACCACAAGACACTATCGCCCGTGGGAATCACGGATGTTCTACCTGAGTACAGAGAACCGATATGGCTATCTTTTCTAAAAACGTCATTACCCAAGTTAGCGGGTTTGACAACCCGTTGATTACGGGCGAACTTGTCTACAACCAGCGGTGGTACTGGAATCTGACCATCCTTGATGGGGCAAATCTTCCTGTGAACCTTGCTACGGCAACAGTCACAGCAGATATTGCTCGGAGACAAATCTCAAATCTGATTGACACCCGTAACGGCTTGTCGTTTGATGTTGCCGATTACACGCCAACTCCAACAGCCATTCCTCTGACTATCACCAACAAGGTAGATGCTGCTGGCTCATTTACTTTGGTGATTGATGATACGGTGTGGGGACTTATCAACACTGACCCTCAATTGGCGATTAACGCTCAAGACCCTGTTTGCTTTACAGGAAAAATTAAAATTGCATTCAGCGCAAGCGGGGCAACACCAGCAGAAGACAACATCATTTTCTTGATGTTCTTGGTTCGTTCTGATGGCGTTACTGTGCTTTAAGGGGATTTGACATGGCTGTATCTAAAGTTGTTGTTGTTGACGGTAACAATTTATCCGTCCGAATTGATCGCGGCATTGCTGGACCCGTGGGTCCGACAGGCCCGTCAGGTGGTCCTACAGGCCCAACGGGAGCCACTGGACCCCAAGGCACTGGCGTTGCTTTGAAAGGAACTGTTGCTACTGTTGGTGATTTGCCAACTACAGGCAACACTCCCGGTGACTCTTACATTGTTCAATCAAACGGCAATTTGTATTCTTGGTCAGGTTCTGTTTGGATTGACGCTGGACCTATCGTTGGTCCAACTGGCGCTACAGGCAACACTGGCCCCACTGGACCGACAGGTGCGGCCTCAACCGTTGTAGGCCCAACTGGCGCTGTTGGAGCCACTGGCCCTACTGGAGCGCAAGGCTCGCAAGGTGTAGTTGGACCTACTGGTCCTCAAGGTGTGCAGGGTATTCAGGGTGTGCAAGGCGACACTGGAGCAACTGGTCCTACAGGGGCGCAAGGAGCGCAAGGCGTAACTGGCGCTACTGGACCAACTGGTAGCACTGGCAGCAATGGTTCTACTGGACCAACTGGTCCAACGGGTGCTGACTCTACGGTTGCTGGCCCTACTGGTCCAACAGGCGCACAAGGCTTGCAAGGCAATACCGGGCCTACAGGCGCAACAGGCGCTGACTCAACTGTAGTCGGCCCTACTGGTCCAACTGGCGCTCAAGGAAACCAAGGCGACCAAGGTGTTGCTGGACCAACTGGCCCACAAGGTATTCAAGGCGCACAAGGCAATGTCGGACCTACAGGCGCACAAGGCGACCAAGGCATACAAGGCATAACAGGACCAACTGGCCCTACGGGTAGCCAAGGCAATAGCATTACTGGCCCAACAGGTCCAACTGGCGCTCAAGGGCCAATTGGTACTGGTGGCGTGGTTGCTTATTGGGGTGGTTTCTATGACACCACAGACCAAACAATTGCAAGCACCACAACGGCTTACCCTGTCAATCTGTCAAACACAGACGCTGACAGCAATGGTGTAAGCATTGTCAGCAATAACCGAATTACATACGCACATGACGGGGTGTACAACTTCACCTACTCGCTGCAAATGGTTAACACGGACAATTTTGTCCATGATGCAACCGTGTGGATTCGTAAAAACGGCGTAGATGTTGCTGATTCGGCATCTTTCTTTGCGGTAACGCCAAGTCGTTCGGGATTTAATGGCAACTTTATTGCTGTGTGTAACTACACATTTGAAGTTGTTTCTGGTGATTACATTCAGTTGATGTGGCAAGCGGAAAGCACATCCGTGTCGTTGCAAACAATTGCTGCGGGTACAACTCCCACAACGCCACAATCTCCAAGCGCAATTGTTACATCACAGCAAGTTACATACACGCAGCTTGGCCCAACAGGTCCACAAGGTTCTGCTGGCCCTACTGGTGCTGTTGGCCCTACTGGTAACCAAGGTGAGCAAGGCGTAGCTGGACCCACAGGTCCACAAGGCGCTGTAGGTGATGTTGGTCCAACTGGACCGCAAGGCATTCAAGGCATACAAGGGATTCAAGGTGACACTGGCGCAACAGGCCCAACGGTTGGACCTACTGGCCCCCAAGGTATACAAGGTGTGGTGGGTGCTACAGGGCCAACGGGCGCTCAAGGTATTCAGGGCGACACGGGCGCTACGGGGCCAACGGGTCCGCAGGGCATTCAAGGCGTAGCTGGCCCTACTGGTCCACAAGGTGTTCAAGGTGACACTGGCGCAACCGGGGCTACTGGTCCAACTGGCGCACAGGGTATTCAAGGTGTTGCTGGTCCTACAGGTCCACAGGGCATCCAAGGTATCCAAGGCGTTCAGGGCGATGTTGGGCCAACAGGTCCAACTGGTAGCACTGGAGCCATTGGCGCAACAGGTCCAACTGGTGCACCCGGGGCCACTGGCCCAACAGGTCCATCTGTCGGCGATTTGACAACTGACAACACATGGACGGGCAAACAAACATTTAGCGGCACAAGCAGCAAATTGGCTGTTGTGCTGAACGATGCGGCAGAAGTTGTGACCACCTCGGCTACAGCAGCTACAGGCACAATCAACTACGACATCACCACTCAATCGGTGCTGTATTACACCAGCAACGCAAGTGCTAACTGGACAACCAACTTCCGAGCTTCTAGCGGAACGTCTTTAGATGCAGCATTGGCAACAGGGCAATCTGTAACAGCAGCATTCTTGGTCACTCAAGGCTCTACTGCTTACTACAACTCTGCTGTGCAGATTGACGGTACAACCTCTGGTGTGACGACACGTTGGCTTGGTGGCGCTCCTACTGCTGGTAACGCAAGTGGCATCGACAGCTACCGCTACCTCATCATCAAGACAGGTAGTGCAGCCTTCACCGTCTTGGCAAGCAACACACAATTTAAGGCGTAAACCATGCCATTACAAGCAACAAGCGGTGCAGCAAGCTACGATGCCTTTGGTGGTGGTGTGGCTGCTGTGCCTCAGTATATTGAGGATGTATTCTCGACTTGGCTTTATCCGTCCGTTAGCGGCGACAATCAAATCATCATTAACATTGATTTGTCTACTGAAGGCGGTTTGGTTTGGATTAAAAGACGAGAAGGAGCGGGCAATCATTACTTAATAGACACGGCTCGTGGAAGTTCGGTAGGAAATACCAAGTCGCTTTCTAGCAATACAACAACAGCGCAGACTAGTGGGCCATACCTTGATTGGTTGCAATTTAACAATGATGGCTTTACAGCCAAAGCCGTTGTTGGTGGTGGCGAACTTGGCACGAACACTTATTACGGGAACATGTCCTCATGGACATTCCGCAAGCAGCCAAAGTTCTTTGATGTGGTGACGTATACGGCTGGCAGTGGGCCGACATCTGCAATAAGCCACAACCTTGGCGTTGTCCCCGGTTGCATCATTATGAAGAGCACTTCAAATGCTGAATCATGGCTTGTTGTGCATCGCGGCACAAATGGTTATTTATTTTTAAACCTGACAGATGCTAGAGATGGCGTTAGTTTGGCTGGCATAGGTGCAAACACATCTGTTGCTTGGGTTGGGGCTACTTCAACAACCATTGACTTTAGCAACTTCTGGGGGACTGGTTCAAGCTACGTCGCCTACCTATTCGCCCACGACGCAGGAGGCTTTGGCCTGACTGGTACGGACAATGTGATTTCGTGTGGGTCTGTAACTGCAAATGCAAGTGCAGAGGTAACAGTAAATCTTGGGTGGGAACCGCAGTTCATCATTTACAAGCCGATCAATGCTGTTGGTGATTGGTATGTAGTTGACAATATGCGTGGCTGGACTACAAACACCACAGAGCAATTACTGAGACCTAACAGTTCAGCGGCAGAATCAGGAGGAGGAAACACGCGACCGCTTGCTACTGGTTTTGGTATTAACCCCGGCAGCAGCAACACCTACATCTACATCGCCATCCGCCGTGGCCCGATGAAAGTGCCTACGGATGGGACTAAGGTGTTTAGCCCGATTGCTTCAAGTGGTAGCGCAGGCACAACCTTAACCACAAACTTTCCTGTTGACATGCAAATGATGCGTGTTAGAGATGGCACATACTTTAACGGAACAAACGTAGTTGATAGATTGCGCGGCGTTAGCTCAACAACAACCCAATTTGGCAATCGTTTATTAACAGCATATACCGACGCCGAAGATAGTACATATTTGCCAAGTAGAAACTGGAATAACTCTGGTTTTGAGCTGCCATCACCTTGGGGAGGCAGTCCAGATATTTTCTGGAACTTCAGACGCGCCCCCGGCTTCTTTGATGAGGTTTGCTATACGGGGACGGGAACTGCGGGGACAACTGTTGCGCACAACTTAACTGTCGCCCCAACACTTTTGATTTTTAAAATTAGAAGTGCTTCCGGCCAATGGCTTGTTGCCTCATCTGACGCTGGGTTTGGTAATTACTTAACTTTAAACACCACAGACGCAGCACAGGGTGGTTCCCTTATGAACAACACCGCCCCAACTGCGTCTGTCTTTTCCTTAAGCGGCGCAGCCAGTGGAGTAAACGCCTCTGGTTCAACCTACGTTGCTTACCTCTTTGCTACCTGCCCCGGCGTGAGCAAGGTCGGTAGCTACACAGGCACTGGTACAACTCAGCAGATCAACTGCGGGTTTGCTGCTGGTAGTCGTTTTGTTCTCATCAAACGCACTGACAGCACTGGTGATTGGTACGTCTGGGATTCTGCCCGTGGCATCGTGGCTGGTAACGATCCATACCTGCTGCTCAATAGCGCAGTCGCTGAAGTCACATCGACCGACTACGTTGACACCTACAGCGCAGGGTTTGAGATCAGCAGTACAGCGCCAGCGGCCATCAATGCCAGCGGTGGAAGCTTCATCTTCCTCGCCATCGCATAAGGAACAATCATGACTGACAAAGAAAAACTGGAAGCGTTGCTCACAGAGTTTGGCGTTCCTTTTAACGACACTGAAGATTCCGTCACAATTGAACAAGGGTATGTCGGTTTTTACACTCAGTTTGATTTTGACGATAACGGCAAATTTCAACACGTTGGCGCATACGAATAAGGAACAATCATGCAAATCAGAATCCGTGAAACAGGCGCAGTGATGTACGAATCAGAACTGCGTAGCTACCTAAAAGCCAACTGTGGGCCGTCATACGACACCCTCACACCAGAGGTCATGGAGGCCATTGGCGTTGATCCCGTCTTTGAAGGCCCACAAGCATCAGGCGGTACGGTCTATCAATACAGCCAGCGTGATGGCGTTGAGCAGATTGAAGGCAAGTGGTACACCAAGTACGCCCTCGGCCCTGTCTTCACAGATCGTGAAGCAACAGAGACTGAGCCAGCTAAGACTGCTGCCGAACAGGAAGCTGAGTACAAGGCTGATAAAGATGCTGAACAGGCTAAGTCTGTACGTACACAGCGTGGTGAGAAGCTCAAGGACAGCGATTGGACACAAGTAGCTGACGCTCCTGTGGACAAAGAGGCATGGGCTACTTACCGTCAAGCATTGCGTGATTTGACTGGTCAAACAGGCTTTCCTTGGACTGTTGATTGGCCTACAATTCCATAAATCACAGGACACGACATGACAAAAAAACTCAAGATAGCAGTTTACGCAATCAGCAAAAACGAGGAGCAGTTTGTTCAGCGTTTTTGCGACTCTGCCAAAGATGCCGACCTGATTCTTATTGCCGATACAGGCTCTACTGATGACACGGTTAAGTTGGCTTTGGAATGCGGCGCAAAGGTCTATGACATTTGCATCAAGCCTTGGCGGTTTGACAAAGCGCGAGACACTGCGCTTGCGTTAATCCCCGGCGACTTTGACCTTTGCATTTCGCTCGACCTTGACGAGGTAATGGAGCCGGGATGGCGTGAGGAAATTGAGCGCGTCTGGACTGAGCAGACAACACGCCTGCGCTACAAGTTTGATTGGGGTAGTGGCATCAGTTTCTTCTACGAAAAGATTCACCATCGCCAAGGCTATCACTGGCATCACCCGGTCCATGAGTACCCAAGGCCAGATGGTCGCACCAACGAAGTCTACGCGCACACCGATATGTTGCTTGTGCGTCACTTGCCCGACAACACCAAGTCGCGTGGTCAATATATGCCGCTGCTTGAGTTGGCAATCAAGGAAGACCCGAGATGCCCACGCAATGCCTTCTATCACGCCCGTGAGTTGACGTTCTATTCTCGTTGGGATGAAGCCATTGTGTATCTCAAAAAGTACCTTGAGATGCCAGAAGCAAATTGGCCCAATGAACGGGCTTACGCCATGAGGTTGTTGGGTAAGTCGTATTCCGAAAAAGGAAACGCTACAGAGGCTTTGAAGTGGTTCAGGTTGGCTGTTGCCGAAGCACCGGGAACCCGTGAGCCTTGGGTTGAGTTGTCGGCGCAATGCTATCGCCTGAATATGTGGGCTGAAAGCTACTCAGCCGCCAAGTCTGCCTTGCAGATTACTGACAAACAGGCTGTCTACACAATGGACCCGTCCGTCTGGACTGAGAAGCCATACGACTACGCCAGCATTGCTGCATGGAACCTTGGACTCAGGGATGAATCTGTCCAACTTTGCCAAAAGGCTTTAGAATTGGCCCCGCAAGACAGTCGCATTCAGCGCAATTTACACTACATGACAACAGGCGAGTTTCCGAAAACCTTTGACCATGTAGTAAGCCATGAACACAATTGATGCAACAGATGCAAGACTGTCAACCCACGAACAGGTTTGCGCCTTTCGTTACGAGCAAATTAACGCACGGCTAAAGCGGCTGGAAGGCGTGATCGTAACGGCAGCAGGGGTGATGATTATGGCTATGGCAAGCGTAATCTTTTCTGCCATGTGGCTCACAAAATGAAAGACTTTGCCGAGGCTTTTGTCGCGGCATTTCTGATTGTCGGCATTGTCATCTGGACAATTAAAGTGTTGATTGAGGTGTTGCGATGATTGCAGAACTTGCAGCAGCAAACGCTGCCTATGCGGTCATCAAAGCTGCACTGGCAAACGGTAAAGAGTTGTCGGCCCTTGGGTCAAAAGTCTTTGATTACTTTGACAACAAGGCCAAGATTCAAGAGAAAGCCACGCAGAAGGGTGGCGGCTCTGACCTTGAAGAGTTCATGGCTCTGGAGCAGCTTAAACAGCAAGAGGAGCATCTGCGCGAGTCAATGGTTTACGCTGGTCGTGCTGGCATGTGGGAAGACTGGCAAAAGTTCCAAGCTGCTGCTGCAAAACGTAGGCGCGAGGTCAAAGAAGCCGAGGCTCGTAGGGTTGCTTTACGCAAAAAGAGAGCCGAGCAGATGGTGGAGTACATCGCCATCAGCCTTGCTGGATTGATTCTGACGGCTCTGATTATTTACGGAATCGTGCTGTACGTCAGGTATCTGCGATGAGCGATGAAAAGCCCTCCTCTGTCATCGACAAGGTGCTGGCTTATGTGGACAGCCCTTTCAAGCTGTTTGCCGTCTTGCTGATGGGTGTGGTGGCCTTTGCTGGCTACTTCCTGTGGCAAAACCAAGACTTCATGCGCGATGCGTACAAAGAGTCAAAGAAGCTGCCAGAGATCAATACAGCGCGGACAGATGATGCTTCTGCCATGCTGTTCAAAAAGACTGGCGCTTCCGTGGTGGCTGTGTTCAAAGTCAACCCATTGTTCGGCAGTAGGGTGCTTTACAAGGCATACACCAAAGAAGGTCGAGACAAGTCTGTTGAAGACATTGATGTTGGTTTGTTCAGCCAGAACTCAGCAAACAACGCTGACATCATCAAGCTGATGACCAACGACATCCCCTGCTCAGAGTACCGCTACGCGCAATCAGAAGTTGGCCTGTGGTATCTGGACAAAGGCGTGACGTTTACTTGCCGGGTAAGTGTCCCACCAGACTCGCATCGTTTTGTTGGACAGATCACTGTGGGTTGGGCGGAGCCGCCACAGAACCTTGAGCAAGTGAAATTCATGCTGGAGATTGCCAGCGCCATGTTAACCAAGAGAGGTAACTGATGAACCTAAGTGACTTGAACCCACTGGCTGCTATCGGCGGCAAACTGATTGACCGTTTCTTGCCTGACCCTGTTGCTGCTGAGAAGGCAAAGCAAGAGTTGGCGCAGATGCAAGAGAACGGCGAGCTGGCTCGGATGGCGAACGAGACTGATTTGTACAAGACAGAGCAAAACAACCTTACAGATCGCCTAAAGGCAGATATGGGGTCTGACTCTTGGCTGTCTAAAAACATTCGTCCTATGACCCTTCTGTTGATTTTGGGGGGCTATTTCACATTTGCCATGATGTCGGCTTTTGATTACGACACCAACAAATCGTATGTCGAGTTGCTTGGGCAATGGGGAATGCTGGTGATGTCGTTCTACTTTGGTGGTCGTACTCTGGAGAAAATCATGGACATGAAATCTGAGAAAAAGGAACAGAAATGAAAGAGAACTTTGCTGAAGCACTGCAAAAAGTCTTGCACCATGAAGGCGGGTTTGTAAACCATCCGTCTGACCCCGGTGGCATGACCAATCTTGGCTGCACAAAAGCAGTCTGGGAAGAGCATTGCGGTCATCCAGTTGACGAGAAAGCAATGAGGGCACTGACCCCGGCTGACGTTGCTCCGCTGTACAGGCGCAAGTATTGGGACAAGATCAAAGGCGATGAGTTGCCTACTGGCGTTGATTACGTTGTGTTTGATTGCGCCATCAACAGTGGCCCCGGACGCGCTGCCAAGATGTTGCAAGCATGTGTAGGCGTTGAGCCTGATGGCGGCATTGGCCCCAAGACTCTGGCGGCAGTGAATAGCGTTGACCCGAAACAACTGGTCGAGGACTACTCAAAGCGCCGTCTGTCTTTCTTGATGGACTTGCCAGCTTGGGGCGTGTTTGGCAAGGGTTGGGGCCGCAGGGTTGCGGAAGTTCAAGCAACTGGCTTGGACATGGCTTGATCTTTGTATTCAAGTTCAAGCAACAACTCTAAGTAATGAATGGCCTTGCGGATGTCCGCAGCGCCATTCTGATGCTTTGCTAAATATTCGATCAGCTTTGCAAGTCTAGTTTGATTGTCATTCACATGACCAAGCGATGCATTGCAGTTAAAGCAAAGAACGCCTCTAACTTTGTCGGTCTTGTGGCAATGATCTATGTGTCGATCTCTAGGGTCGCTAAATTCTTTTTCACAAACAAAGCAATTTGTTTCGCTGGCTAGTTTTTCGGCCACATCTTTTGTGACTTTGTAAATTGTCGCAATCCTAGAAATCCTATTTTTATGTTGATTCTTGGGAAGGCTATTGTTTTGCTTATCTCTTTTTGCCTGACATTCTTTGCATAGCCGATGCTGCTTTCTACGTGGATTTATTTTGCATTCAAAACACGTAGCGGAGCAAGAAAGGCAAAGCCTTGCGCCTCTTGAGACTCCCTGTTCTTTTGGGTTCCCACAAGAAATGCATGGCTTGCCAACTCTTTTTAGCCTTGCTCTTTCTGCAAAACAATCTTTGCATTGAGACTGTTTTCCATCAAGCAAGCCGGGATGATCTGAGAAATCAAACAATGACTTGTCACTTTTGCACCTTGTGCAGCACTTGCTCATTAGTTTGACCATACTCAAGCTCCAAAAGCAATTCAAGATAATGAATTGCCTTAAGTATATCATCTTTCCCTGCTTTGGAT